TGTTCGTTTTTATTAGGACTGTCTCTAAAACGTTCTTGTCCGGCACCAACGCTGACACGTTTAAAATGATAACCGCCGGCTAATGATTTACGTAACCGCTTACAACTTGTATGAATAATTAATCCTGGTTTCCCATTAATCAATCGTTGCATAGGTGCTGCTGCACCTTCACGCCTGACTTGAAAGTTATTTGATGCTGTGGGTTGTGCGCGTAGTCCTAGCGTTCTTAAATAATCAAATGCCGTTACTTCATAAATAGCATCACGCTGCATACCCGCGGGATCACCCCAAATTAACACTTGTGCTTTTGGGTATTGTGCATTTAGCTCTGCTAATAACTGTTGACCAAATCTTTCTAGTCCCATATCTTCGGTAACAATCTCATGCAATACTACCCATCTGCCATTATTTAATCGTTGACCAATCGCAGCAGCGGGCGTTAAACCAAAGTCAAGACCAACATGAATCGGTAAGGTTGGATCATAATCCACTTCACCACTCATCATTTGATCATTGTATTCAGGCCACACAGGTCGACCTTCTTGTACGTAAGTATACTTACCTTCAGCATAACAACGGATCCAATCTAAATTCTTACCGCCTAACATTTGCATGTAATACCCTGACGGTAGATTTTTTACGTTCTCTGCTTTTGGATTAATCTTCCACCAACGCCCACCAGAAAAGATATGATCGTTTGCTTCTGGACTGTCAGGCAATTCATCTGCACCAACTTCAATAACACCACCGGGTTGTTTAAAAAAGTCCCAACCGTATTTACCACTGAGTTTTTCTTTTTCAGATAAACGAAACCACCAATGGTCATCGTCCATTGGGTTGGTATCCATCCAAACACCATGCCATGTGGGGCCACCATCTTTTTGTGTGGGGTAACGACCGACACGATGGGTGAGTCCGTCAATGACGGCTTTGGGCAACTCCCTTGCCTCGTTCACCCATGCGCCAGTCAGCTCTAAGGATAAGAGTTTCCTCACATCCTTTGGCTGATCCAATGCTAAGAATATCACTTCACAATCGATGCCCGCAGCATCACCGCGGGAAGGGAGGCGAATGTGATGAGTGATCGGAGGAGTATATAGCATTGGCCCAAACGTATTCTCAGGAAAGAGTTCTTGCCAAGTTTTAATCGTTGTTGTCTTGAGTTCAGGATAAGAGTTACGTACAATAACAAAGCGAGTGTAACGTATGCCATCGACAGGGGATGGCTTTTGCCTAACGGCACGCATCATAATCTCAGCAGCACAGGCGTAAGATTTGCCTGAGCCTACTGGCCCCATCAATCCACGAACAAATTTATTGCTTTGTAAAAAGTTATAGACAACTGGACTGGTACTAAAATCTAAATCAATACCAGGGCCAGCAAGCTGTTTCTTGCTACGCTCTTTATTATTGCTCATTTAATCTCCACAGTAACATGGTATTGCTTCTTCATCTTGATCAAACATGTCTTGTTGATTAATAGCAAATTCTTTTAAAGCTTTATAATTAGGTCTATCTAATCTAAAATTATCATGTTTTGTTTCTACCTCAATCCACCAATCAGCACGACTTGGTTTTTCTTTTATTAAACTTACAATTTGATGGGTAGGTTTCAAAAAACAAAGATCACAATTTCCATGCATGGTTTTACCATTCATATTTGGTAATCCTAGATCAAACTCATGGTTAGTCCAAAATTCACCAACATCATGTTTTGTTATACCAGCAACATATAAAGGAACTCTGCTTTTGTCTACTTTGGCAGCACGTCTTGGTTCATCAGCTCTTATACCCATCCAGTCCATATTCTCATTATGTTGCCATCCAATAGATTTTATATATTTATCTATTGCGCGTACTTTTAAATGACCAGTACATGCTCTTGATACTGGTGTTGGTATTGCCTTTGTAGATTGTATGTAAGCTAGAAATGGCTCACCATTGCGAGATGCACTTTCAAAGTCAACTACTTTAAACCTGTGACTTGGTTCTTCATGCCACACATATTCTAACCATACGATCGGAACATTCCATTTCGTTTCACAATCATGAACAAACTGTAATGTAGCTTCCTCTTCTTTTCCTGTATTCGCAAAACAAACAATGGCTTCATCTGGTAATCCATTATTAGATTGTAGAATACGCCATAGCATATAAGCAGAAGTCCTACCGCCACTAAAAGATATGACAGTTGGCTCTATAATTTTAAACGGATCAAACATAATATTGTCCTATGATTAATACAGCTATGACTAAAACAACAACGCCATAAAAAATAAACGCAAATTTTTTATCTTGTTTATTGCTCATCGTCGTCTATATCAGGATGCTTGGCATTAATTAATTGTCGAAGACGTTGATTATCTTGCCATAGCTCATCTATGATTTTCATAACACGTGTGTTATTCATATTAGCCATAGCAAACTCCTCGCGCAACAATTCAATCTCTGCTTTGATTTCCATGGTCTTTCCTCCATTGTTTCCAAAGTTGTAATGTGTGTATTGCTTTATCTATATCTTCATCACCATTACCCTTACGGTCTACTCGTACAATGTACTTAATAGCCGTATGTTGCATGGGGTTCAATCCGTTTACCATAGAAAATTCCATGGGTTGGATTTTCATTTGTGCATAGTGATTACCACCTACTTGGGTGTCACTCGGTTTCGTCATTATCAATTATCTCCGGAGCCTTAACATTAATACCAATCACGGATGGTCGATCCGATTCATCAGGATTATCTAACAAGCCACTTGCTTTCGCAAGTAAACGTAAGGTTTGCACCTTATCCCAAAACTCAATGGCAATTCTTCCATCACGGTCAATCTTAATGGATTTAATCGATTGCAATGCATGTTCGGGAATGTCTTTACTGGCTTTCACCTGAACATTCCCTTCATGATCCCATTCCATAACATCCGTAATTTTTGTGTTTGCCATACAAAGTAAACTGTATGCTACGGCTTCACGATTGGCTGCTAACGTATTACTACGTTCTAAACTCTTTTGCAGTTTACGTACACCACCGTAGCCAGCTAAACTTGGTATAGGTTTTTGCTTGTTTTTAGCTTCACTCATTAAAAGGGAATATCGTCCATAATTTCATCGAGTTCTTCCACAACCTGACCAGCCGGATTATGGTTCGGTGCTGTCCTGGTTTCCGCGGGTTTGCTTCCTTCCACACGATTACCAATCTTGATTGTGCGAAAACCCACACCATCAGCCTTTACCTTATCCCATACATCTACCCAATGTTCTGTGCCGTCTGGCAAAAGAATCTTGCCGCGATAATCTGCGTGCCAATCTTCTGACTTACGGTCATTAGGCCATGCAGAGCCTTGGCCTGGTTTTGGTTCATATTTAGTTTCTGCCATAATCATCTCCTTGATCTTCATATAAATAAACAACGGTTTTACCACCGTCAACTTGCTCGCCTCTAGCAATTTCAATGAAATCAATTTGGCTGTCATCATCATACATGCCAGCTTTCATTAATGCATCTAATATTGCTTTTAATGTATTATCCAAATCAAACTTACGTTTTGACCGTGGATGAATACAAATATTAATTGCTAGTCTTTTATTGCCAAAGGGTTTCGCGCGCGAATTTTTGACAATAAGAGATACCTCTTTCGTAAATGCTTGGCCCTCTGGACTGATATAGCGTCTATGCCCATTCGCTTTCCAATAACTATTGACACTGGGCGGGTAGGGTAACACAAGCTTTACGCTAGGACTCATTTACCGTACTGTTTTTGAATCGCTTCGTTAATCAACAGTGCTTTGGTTTTACTTAAATCTGCTGCTGCTTTGGCTAGTATGGCCACACTTTCCGGTGTGAGTCTAACCAAAAAAGGTTTTAAATCACCCATATCAATCTCCTTTATATTTAATTTTAACGTTCTTCTTTTTACGCTTTGCCATCTCTTTTCTTATCTTCTCTGTTTTTGCTAACAACGACTGTTCGGCATCCTCACGAACAAGGCGACACAACTCTAGATAATGTGATGCGGGCAAAGCTCGACCAGGCGTGTGCTGCCAACCCTTAGTCATTTTGAAATAGCCATCCTTTCGTGTAAATTTTGCTGGCAAAGCTTCGCCATTGTTAAACACATCACAAATCATTTTATAAAAATCTTTAACGCTTATCATAGTTATCGATCCTATTGACATTGACTATATGCTTAATGTCTTGATTATCTAACATGTACTCTTTGACATCGTCCCACTTTACTTTTTCATCATAGACAATCCGTCTTAAATTACCTCGGATGCCTGGGTATGCAGAGCGCGGTCTCATCTCCACATACCCCAACCCCATTAACTTTTTTAAATGGTACTGAATTGCTTGTGGACTCACCTGTAAATCTTTACCTAATGTATTAATACCTACAATACTAAAACCTTGTTTATTACAATAGGCAGCTAATATGGCCAACACACGAATGTTGCCATTGGTAACTTTTTTATCTTTAATGGCTTTAAAGGGCAAGACGACAAAATAACGATGATCTTTATTTCTAAACTTTTTAATCTGTATAGATTCAGGTATTTTGTATTCCATGAAGATATCATATCATGTAAAGATATCTAGTCAATAGCGTCCAATGTAATACAAAGCTATCCATAAGTAAAACTTATCAGAATACCCATAAGTAAAATAAATCACATGGGTGTAGAAATCTCTGACAAATAATGTAGAATGTTTATTACGGGGCCATGACCTAGCCCGGCTGTACGTAGGTATGACGAAAGCCATAAACAGAGTTAACGTGTCCGGGTGAAACTGGGAGTATCACGGTAAGTTTAACAAACTTATATCACTGATAAACGAGAATACCCAGAGAAATCTGTATTTAATTATACAGGTTTGGTTTATATGGAGGAACGATAACCGATCACTTCATGTTTGTTCATCCTCCATTGTTTTTTTTTATATAAAAAAATACCTATGAAACCCGTGAACCACTCTCCCTGTGTTAATCAATGTCAATTGGATAACGATTCTGTCTGTAAAGGATGTGGTCGTACACTCCATGA